TCACTCCGAACCCGCGCAAGACTGCCGGGTGGATGCGCAACCCGCGTAAGGCCAAGGATTGGAGGAAATACGACAAGGTCTTTGGTGGGCGCCGCATCGTTGCCCACCCGTGGTTGCGTCCAGCTGCGGCGACTCTGTCGAACTCGATCCGTTCGCGGCTCAACGCAGCCGTTAGGGGAGGCTAATGAACCGCGAAACCATTACGGCAACCCTATTCGGCCGACTCAGCCAGATACCCGGGTTGAAGACCACATCACGTCGGGTCAAGTCGTTTGATGAGGTTAGCCCGGCCCAGATGCCAGCGCTGTACGTCGCGATCGGCCCTTCCACCTCGCAGGCCCAGAACAACCGGCCGCCTGTGTGGTCCTTAGGCTTCACCGTCTATCTCTACGTTCACGATTCGTCACCCTCTGGTCCATCTTCAACTCTCAACTCCCTTCTTGGCTCAATCGAAGCCGCCTTGAAGGTTCAACCGGCCGAACTGGCAACGACAACCGGCTATCCCGGGGCAGCCAACGGTACCAGTACCCTTGGTGGGCTTGTCAGCCACATCGGTATTTCGGAAGTACAGACGGATGAAGGCAGCCTAGGTGATCTAGGCGTCGCTATCCTTTCACTCAACGCAACATGCCTTGGCTAAGCCCCGGGTACATAGGAGACTCACATGGCAATCAATTCCATAATGTTCGGTTCTGGCGTTCTAACGCTCCGGGACTCTGCTGGTAACTCGTACCCGTGCGGCACCTTGTCGGATGTTGGCGTTGACTTCTCCAGCACCACTAAGGAGCTTCGTGGCTCAGGCAAGTTCGCCGTAGCTGTAGCGGCAGCTGGTTCCAAGATCGGCCTCAAGGCGAAGTTCGCTACGATCAACGGTAGCCTCCTGGCTGCTGTCATGGGCGGCACTAGCTCGACCGGTGCAAAGTTCATCCAGACCGACCAGAAGACCCCAACGGCGGGTTCCGCCACCGTCACCCCGCCTAGCTCCGGTACGTTCGTCACCGATCTAGGCGTTACGTTTGCTAGCAACGGTCAGCCCCTCAAGCTCACTACGGGCGCACCTGCGTTGGGCGAGTACAAGAACACGCTGGGCGTCTACACGTTCAATGCTAGCGAAGTCGCTGTTCTCATCAGCTACGTCTACAGCGTGGCAACGGGCGAGACCGTATCGATCGCCAACTCCACCATGGGCCTCGTTACCACCTTCTCCGTCTACACCTTCAGCACCTTCACGGACTCGACCGGTACGGCCCGCAAGATGGGCTTCCACTTCCCCGCCGCGATTGCTCCAAAGCTGTCGTTTGCGATGAAGAATGAAGACTTTACCCAGGAAGACCTAGACCTCGAGGCCTTCGCTGATGCCTCCGGTAACGTCGCTTACTTCTACAACGCCTAGTCGGGGAGCCTAAATGCCTAAGTTCACCGGCATCACAATCAAACTGGGAGGGGAGGACTTCGTTGTTCCGGGTCTGAACCTCCGGTTGGTTCGCCGTCTCACCGTTGGTCTTGATGTGCTCAAGACCGGATCGGAACTGGAGCAGCTTGACCTGATGGTTGAGTTGATTCACGGCGCTCTCGTTCGCAACTACCCCGACATGACCCGCGACGCACTGGAGGAACTGTTGGACTCGTCCACCGCACCCCAGGTCTTCGCTGCCATTCTGAGGCAGTCCGGGTTTGGACGCGATGCGGACCCAAAAGCAGTGGCGGCCCCCTAAACTTTGGTCAGGTTTATGGCCGCCTCTGCACCGTTCTCAGCGTCACGCCAGCTGAGGCCGGTGAGATCGAGTGGGTCGACGTTATGGAACTGTACGACTACTGGAACGAGTCACCACCAGTGCATGAAATGGTCGCAGGCTACTTAGGAGTTCATGTGAAGCGGAAGCCGCCACAGAAGCAATCGACTGAGGAAGAGATCCGCGCGTTCGCGGCTCTGTTGGGCATCAAGGAATAACTATGGCAGCAGGTACCTATGTAGCAGTCGGCGCTGATGTCAGTCAGGTCAAGCCTGCGCTTGATTCAGTGACAAAGGCGGCTCAGCAGGCCGCGACCGATGTAGCCGGTGCATTCCAGGGGTGGACCGACGCAACCGGCAAGGCCGAGAAGGCTCACTGGGGCCTTGAAGGCGCACTTAAAGGGGTCCGTACGGAGATCAGGGACGGGGAGCGCCTAACGGGCTTCTATGTCAAGCAGCTGGCCTCAATGGTGCCGGTAGGTGACGCCGCCAAGAACATGTTGGGCGGGCTAGCTGAGGTCTCTCTAGGCTTGGCCTCGAGCGTTGGTAAAGCCTTCAACCCCCTCATGGCGGTACTGCTTGCCTTTGACGCTCTAAAGGCAGGGATTGATGTCTACGGCTGGCTCAATGAAGGTACGAAGAAGGCCACAGAGGAAGCCGAAAAGCTTCGGCTGAAGACGATTGAGGTCGCCAAGGCTCTGTCTCAAGACCTAGCTAGGTCGGCTGAAGAGGCACGCGCCAAACTCGACAAGGCTTTTGGCATCGACCCAGAAGAAGCCGCGATGAAGCGTAAGGTAGCGCTGGCCAAGATCAATCTTGAACTGAAACGGCTACAGAATGACGAGCTTCGCAAGAAGGGTGAAGTCGAAGGTGAAGGCCAGCGGCTCAATGACATCAAGGCTCTTGAAGTTGAACTAGCCAAGGCTACCAACAGCTACAAGCAGTTCATCTTCTTCCGTGACAAAGCCGCTGCGCAGGAGGCTGGCAAAGCGGCCAACAAGGCTGCCGAAGGCTTTGAAATCGAGGCCGCCACGAGGCGTGTAGCGGCTGATGCCAAGCATACACAGGCAACTGAGGACCAGCGTAAGCGGGAACAGGAAGCGGCTCTCGAGCAGCTGAAGGCGACTGAAAAGCAGATCGAGGCTGATACTAAGGAAATTGAACTCAAGGCTAAATTGGTTGCAGAGGCCGAGCACAAACTTAATTCGGCTGACGCTGCTAGTTTCGATGAAGGCAACTTCCCGGGAATGGGCAAGAAGGATTTTGATAGTCAGGTTGGCATCAAGAATCTCAGCAAGGGCGTAAAGGACGTTGAGGCGACCGCCCGCAGCATGGGCCGTACCTTCTCGCAAGTCCTAGGTAGCGTCGTTACCGGGTCCATGACGGCAGCCCAGGCCTTTAAGGCCTTGGGCACCACCATGGTTCAGGCGCTGATTGACGTTGGGGTGCAAGAGCTAATCACCGCCATCTTCAGTAAGGGCGTCCAGAAGGCCAAGGATTTATCGGGTGTATCGGGTGCGGCTGCCGTGGCTGGTGCTGAGGTCACGGCACAGCTGGCTAGCAACCCCTTCACCTTGGCCGGAGCCATACCGGGCGGCCTAGCCTTCGCGGGTGCTGTTAACGCCGCTTTCCTCCCCATGGTGGCGGCTGCCTCTGGTGGCTTTGACATCGGCAACTACAACCCGCTCACGCAGCTGCACGCGCGCGAGATGGTGTTGCCTGCCCAGCTAGCCGACAAGGTCCGCAACATGACGGACGGTGGGGGCCGGGTCACCAACCTTTACATCAGCGCCGTAGATGCCAAATCGGTCGAGCGGCTGTTCCGCGATAACGACGGGGCTCTGATTAAGACACTCAACCGGGCGTCGGCTGAGGGGAGGTTCTAATGTCGACCAACGTTTATCCGGATCTCATAGGGCTCGATATGGCGGTTCAGCGTACGCCACTTTACAAGACAACGATCCACGAGTCGCTCAGCGGCAAGGAAGACCGAGCCAGCTGGCAGTCGACACCCCGCTACCGTTACCGGCTCGTTTACAACCTCGTGCGAGACAACGTGGCAGCCCCGGCTCCGTGGGCTGCCAGCTCCGAGGCTGGTGTCGTCCTTGGGTTCCTTGAAACATCCAAAGGCTGTTTCGATAGCTTCGTCTACAACGACCCCTACAGCGGTACGCCGACCCAAGTCCGTTTCGTTGAGGACTCAATCAGCCTAACTAAGATCGCAGACCACGCGTGGTCCGTGTCGGTCGAGTTCATAAGTGTGAAGTAATGAAGACCTCAAACTCGACACTTGATGCGGCTCTGGCCCTCAACATAGTCAAGCTGTCCGACCTCTACACGATCGAGTTCCGTGAGGGCACGGTCCGGTGGACCTCCTGCGACGTCAATATCAGTGACGGCACCAACACGTGGGCGACGGCCTCCAGTAGCGTGCCCGTCATCACCCGGGGCCAGTGCCGGTCAAGCGCTGGCCTGTCCGTTGACAGCTTGGAGGTCACGCTAGCCCCGGGCGACGCCACCCTAGGTGGTACCGGGATGAAGCTGGCGGCGATCCAAGGCAGCTTTGATAACGTCCGGGTGCTGGTCGAACGGGCGTATATGACGACTTGGGGCAGCGCTGCCAACCTGAAGGTAACGGTGTTTGACGGGCTCGTTGTCGACGTAGCTCCCGGCTCTACCGAGATAGTTTTGAGCGTCAAGTCGGCACTGAATAGGCTCAACGAACAAATCCCCAAGCGGCTGATCCAACCTCAGTGCCCGTACCGCGTCTTCGATACTCAATGCGGTCTAACGGCTGCCACCTGGACTGACACGGCTAAGACGGTAGCGGCTGGGACCACCGCAGGCGTCATCCAGCTTAACGCTAGCTCCACGACGGCTAACGTGGGCGGCTACGTCCGGGTAACCAGCGGCACCCTTAACGGCACCTACCGCACCATTAAGGCTGTTGCTGGTGCCGCCGTTACCTTGAATATGCCCCTACCCAACATCCCGACAACCGGCGTTACCCTTAGCATCGTCAAGGGTTGCGATAAGACCCGGGCGGCTTGCAGGGCGTTTAGCAACATCCAGAATTATGGCGGCTATCCAGACGCGCCGCGTGCTGACAGTGAGGCTAAGTAATGGCAAAGCGTAGACCCGCGATTGATGGTGGTGAGGGCATCCCGTGGGACATTGACCCGCGTAACCCGAATACCACGGGTGGAGGGCCAACGGTTTCGCCCAGTCTTCTGACTTCCTCCACCACCTTCGGGGACCCGCTGCCGGTTGTATACGGCCCCGTGAAGGTGAAGGGCCGTAACGTCTACATGGGGGCCCGTGGGTCTGACCACCTTTGGACCTTTACCGACGATGCTGTCGGGTGGCGTAACCAGACCGGCTGTCTCGACCTGTTTACCAAGTCTCACGCGTCGATGACTACCACCTACATTTACTTGTCATCCGATACGGTCAACTACTACGGCTCTACCAAGTCGATGGTTAACCGGTCCATCTACTTTAGGACCGGAACGAACGCCGGGGAGTGGCGCACCATCGTTGCCGGGTTCGATAGCATGGCCGTGCAGGTGTCCCCTGCCCTGCCCAGCATCCCGGGCGATGACGATCTAGTTACTATCGGGGATGCCATCTACGGGCCGGTTGCCTCTGTAGCCGTGGCGCTTTGTGAAGCCCCCATCTCCAGCGTGACCGCTGTAAGGAAGGATAGCGGTCCTTGGACGGGTAACCTCTTCTTGATGACCGGCTTTGGAACCCCGCCCACTACCGTACTGGACGCGGCTTCCTCGACCTGGGCTGCGACAGAGGCAGACTCCAACTCTATCGGCATGAAGATGACGGGCACGGCCCTGTTCCGCGCTACCAAGCTTGGGTTGACGGATGGCAAGGTCCCCGACCTGGAGTTTAAGCTAGTCGGCACCTACACCCACCCGGCAGACGTCATTTATGACCTGTTGACTAACACTCGCCATGGTGTGGGCCTTGATGGTGCCAGCGTCGTTACCACTGCCTACCGGACATACTGCGATGCCATGGGGTGGACGTCTGTATCCCGGGCTATCGACTCGCGCACTGACGCGGGCAGTCTTATTGACGAGCTTTTAGAACAGACCAACTCCACGGCTATCTGGAGTGAAGGCAAGTTCAAGGTTATCCCCATGGGGGACACCACCGTAGGGAGCTACACGCCGGTAACGGCAGTGGTCTCCCTGGGTGCGGATCAGCTGCTGTTTGACGGCAGCGCTGATCCCATCTCTATCGAACGTAACCCGGAGTCGAGCGTACTAAACACGTTCCCGGTTAAGTTCAAATCGTCAGCTGCTGACTTCGAAGAGGTTACACAAGAGTATATCGAGCCAGCCCATTCCGTTCAGTACGGCATCAAGCGGGCCAGCGCTCTTGACGGCAGCTGGATTAACAATGAAGCCCACGCCATGGGGCTGAGCACGATTAAGGCTCAGCGCTCCATCAACATCAGGAACACCTACAGGTTCAGCCTGTCCCATCGGTGGGCATTGCTTGAGCCGATGGATATCCTGCTGTTGAGTGAACCTGTGATGGGACTTTCGGCTGCCCCTGTTCGCATCAAAGAGATTAGCGAAGCAGAAGACGGGACGCTGGATATCACTGCCTGGGAGTGGCCCGCTGGGGCTAGCTCCACCATCCCGATGGCTACCCAAGCCTATGACGGCTACGCCACTACCGCCTTCATCCCCCAGCCCGCTGGCGTAGCTGCTGGGGCCGCTCAGGCTACGGCTGACAACTCCACCTCGCTAGCCACTCTGGCCCAGACTGCGGCCGATGCCGCTGGTGCCGCTGCCGCTGCGGCCGACTCCAACGCCAACGGCAGGGCCAGCAAGGACCTATCGGACATCAGCGTGTTCCTTGGCGGCGGGAACCTAGCGACCAATTCCAGCTTTGATGATGGTATTACATACACCGATGGGAACATTTCCAGCGGCGTCAAGGCGATCGGGTATAGCGCCTATTGTAACGATTTCTTTGGGCACGCGATAACCCTATCCATCCCCAGCGGCGGCAGGCGTGGCGGTAAGTTCCAGCGCATCGCATGGTCTGGAGGCACGCCAGTCTCGACCTGTGGTCTGTACGGAGCCGCGCCCGCCATGTTCGACGGCTGGAAACCCTACAAAAAGTACGTCATCAGCTATTGGTATCGTAGCCCCACGGTTACCGGCACCCCGTGGCTGGCGTGGAACACCAGCCCGTTCGACACGTTGACGGTTGCCAATCCTGTCTGCACCCCCGAGTGGCAGCGGGCTGTGTTCGTTATCACTTGGGGTGCGTCGGTCGATAGCAACTTCTTCTTCGGCCTCGTCCCCAACGCAGCCGACAGCTACATCGACTACGACGACCTTCAGATTGAGGAGGGTGGAGTAGCTACCGGCTGGGCTCCCAAGATCAAGGAGCTACTGCAAGGCTCCATTACCGAGACGATGATCACGGACGGCTCGATCTCCAGCCCCAAGGTCGCGGCTAATGCGATATACGCCAAGCACCTCACGCTGGCCGATTTCGACAACCTGATCCCTAACGCTAACTGCGCCATCACCGCCCCGCCCGCTGGTAGCTGGGAGGCGTCCGGTCTTTTCAACTATGGCAGCGGCTTCAGCCCCAGCGGTTACTACAGGAAGATCGTTAGCACCACCGTTGCCGGTGGGGTACGCCTGCAACTCATCGACAACCTTTCCTGTAAGCCGGACGATGAATTTTATTTCTCCGCTCGCGGATTCTTTGGCGTCTCTGTGCGCCCCAGCACCGTCCGCTTGGTTATGGTGTGGAGGTACCAGAACGCCAGTTACATTAGCGCCGTAACGTCGTCCTACCTGACGACGGGTAACGTCACCCCCGGAGAGGAGCTTTCTTGCTCTGGCAAAGCGCCACCGGGCACGGCATGGCTTGATGTATTCGTTGAAAATCTGGACACGGTTGCCGGGTATGACGCCCTGTTCAGTAACTTCTATTTGCGCCGAAGGGCGAACGCCAACCTGATCGTTGATGGATCGATCGCGGCGCTTCAGATCGCGACCGGCGCGATCACCGCTCAGAAGATGACGGTGGGCAACTTTGACAACCTCATCCCGAACCCCTCCAGCGAAGGGGTGGTGGGTGATATTGAGTTGTACCGCGTTCACGATGCTTTGGGAGGGGCTTACTCTGGAACGCGGGTTAGGTCCCTTGCCTTTACCGGGAATGACGCCTGTTATGTCGCCGGTGCGTCGGGCGCAGGGACGATCATCCCCTGCGCGCCCGGTGATCAGTTCTACTTTGAAGCAATGGCAAAGATGGTTGCAGGCACTAGCGGCTACGCGGCAGCCTTGGGTCTGAGGTTCGGAGACGCGACCAATGCGGCCACCGGCTGGGGTACGTATATCAGCGGGAACACCACGACCACTTGGAGTAAGGTGGCGGTGAAGGGCACCGCGCCCAACGGGACCACGCAAGTTAGCTTCTACATCGAAAAGACCAACGGCAGCGACGCGGCTTGGTTTGATGCTCTCTACGCGCGCCGCGTGAACGACGCAAACCTGATCGTGGACGGGGCCATCCAGTCGAAGCTGTCTACCTCTGACATTATCCAGACCAGCGACTACACCATCGCTAGCGGGGCAGACGCTACGGAGGTTGCGGGTTCGGGCGTAAAGCTGCGCAGCACCCCGGCATCCAACGGCA